GCGAGAACATGATCGACGCGATCCGCAGCGAGAAGATCGCCAAGCTCATGGTTAATGAGCAGACGCTGCACGAGGCGAGCATCGCCAATCTCGCCGAGCGCGCGCAGATCGAACAGAACACGCTGCAGACGATGGTCGACGCGGAGGTCGGCACGTATACGCCCGCGATGATTGAGGCGCAACGCGAGAAGGTCCGAGCCGCCGCCGAAGCCGCTGGTCTGTTCTATGACGCGTGGGGCACCGCCCTCGGACAGATCCCCGGCTTGGCGGGCGAGGCGGCTGACGGCATCGTCAACGAATTCGATCGCGCGACGGAGCACGTCGTCACGTCATGGTCCGAAGCGATGGACCAAGTTCGACAGGGCAAGGGCGTCATGGAAGGCGCCGTCGAGGGCGGTCCCGGCACGATGACCGATTACGGGCCGTGGGGCTCAGCCGAGCACAAAGCCGCCGTGGCGAAGGCGTACGCGGCGGGGCGCTACTTTGGTCCGGTCAAGCAGCGCGCGCCGAATCCGTATCGACTGCCGGGCATGTCGTACGACGTCGACTGGGAAGCGCTCGGCATTCCGGGCACGGTGTATCCGAAAGCGGCGGGTGGACCCGTCGACGCGCGTGCGCCGTATCTGGTTGGCGAGCAGGGACCCGAGCTCTTCGTCCCGACGACGAGCGGCAGCATTGTGCCCAACGGCGCGACAGGCAGCGTCGTCGTCAACAACACGTTTCACGTCAACGGCACGGGACGCGACGTCGCGCGCGTCGTGCTCGACGAAATCAACAAGCAGATTCGAGTCGGGCGCAAGTGGCCCGCCGTGTAGGAGAGGACTGCTATGGCCGCGCCGCTCGATCGCTCGTGGTACAACACGCTCGTCGATGATGACGGCAGCGGACAGACGGGCACCGTCTGGGACAAGTCGCAAGTGAACGCGCTCATGAACACGATCGACAGCGCGTTCGTCTCGCATGTCGATCGCACGGGCACCCCCGCCTTGGGTCAGATCGCCGTGTTCACGGATGCCGACACGCTGCGCGGCGACGCGCTGCTGACGCCACCGAACGGGCAGATCAAATTTCCCACCACGCAAGTCCCGAGCAGCGATGCGTACACGCTCGACGACTACCGCGAGCTCCCGTGGACCCCCACGATCCTCGCCACGGGCAGCGCGTCTGGGCAGACCTACTCCAAGCAGCAAGGGATGTACACGAAGATCGGGCGACGCATTACGGCGAGTTTTTGGGTCGCCCTCTCCGCGAAGGGCACACTGACGGGCGACGTGGCGATTGGCGGCTTTCCCTACCCCCCGGGGCCGAGCGAATCGGCGATCGCGACCGTGCTGTATATCCTGCTGGCGACGACGTGGTCGAACGTGGTCGGGTTCGTGGACAACCAGAATCAAAACATCTTCCTGCGCGGGACCACGGTCCCGGCCACGAATAACAACACGCCGCTGCAAGGGACCGACGTCGCGAACACGAGCAACTTCATCGGTACGATTTCGTTTCTCACCGCCAACTAACGGATCGGCGCAGGGCGGCGCGATGATCGATGGCGCGACAAACACAAGCACGGCTCAAAGTCCTGCGGCTGAAGTCTGGACGACTCGGCGCGGGCGTCGTGCGCGTGCAGGCGCGACTCAAGGTCCTGCGACTCGGCGCGGGACGTCTCAACGCGGTACTGCCGAATGCGCCGAGCGCGCCGATTCCCGCGCACGGCTACGTCGGCGGACCGTACGAGCTTCGGTGGAGCAGCACGACCGCGCAGACCTATGAGGTCTACTTCGGCACGAGCCCGACGCCCGCGCTCGTCGGCAGCGTCACGACCCCGCGTATCGCCCTGCCACCGCTGACAGACGGCACCGTCTATTACTGGCGCGTCGTCGCGCACAGCAGCTTCGGCGCCCGCACGTCGCCGACGTGGTCACTCACGGCACGCGCCCCGACCGCGCCCGTGCTCGTGTCGCCCGCTGACCACAGCGTGAATCAATCGCGCACACCGACGCTGACATGGCAAGCCGTGACCAATGTCACGGATGCCTATTACGAGGTGCGGCTCGGCACGAGCACGTCGCAGCCCGCGCTCGTCGCGACGCTCGCGCATCCGACAGCGAGTTACACGGTCGGCACCCCGCTCGCGATCGGCGTCGCGTATCACTGGCGCGTCGACGCGCGCAACAACGCGGGGCGGCATGGCTCGGTCACGTGGACGTTCACGACGACGAACACGACCGCACTCGTCATCAGCATCGGGGGCGCGACGCTCGTGCGCGTGCGTCGTGCGGGCATCGCGATCCATGACGTCATGAATGCAGCGAACACGGCGAGCTTCACTGTCGAGGGCAGTGCGCCGACGGTGGGACAAGACGTGCGCGTCGGCATCGGCTCGCTCAACGCGAGCGATCTGATCTTCGGCGGGACCATCACGAGCGTGGAGAGTGTGTATGAGGGCGTGACGCGCAATCGCGCGTGGCGCGTCTCCTGCGAGGACTACACCAACGCGCTCAATCGTCGCAAGGTGCGCCGACGCTATGCGCAGCAGTCCGCGACGGCGATCGCGCTCGACCTCATGGCGCGCGACGCGCCGCCCGGATTCGCCACCACCGGGATCGTCGCGGGCCTGCCGACGATCGAGGGCGGGATCGACTTCACCGACGAAGACTTCGTGCAATGTTTCGCGCGACTCGCCGAGCGCATTGGCGGCTACTGGTATGTGGACTATGCGCGCGCGGTGCATCTCTACACTGAGGAATTGAGCAACGCCCCGGAGCCGATCCTGCCCGACACGCGTCTGCTGCTCAACGACCCGCCGATCGCGCAGACGACCGACGTGTCGCAGATTCGCACGCGCGTCTATGTCGAGGGTGGCGGCTCGCAGGCACGCGAGCAGATCAACGTCGGCGCGACGAGCATCCCGGTCACTGATGGCACGTGGTACTCGGGCGCGGGCGGGCTCGTCGTGTCCGGGCCGCAGCGCATTCGCTACACGGGCAAGGGCGTCACTGGCGGACCGGGAGCCCCGACCGCTGCCGCCACGCTCGTCGCGGGCAATCTGATTGGCGGACCGTATCTGTACAAAGTGACGACCATCGCGGGCAGTGAGTCGCCGCTGTCGGGTCCGTCGAACGCGGTCACGCTGCTGCAGGTGGTCGAGCCATCGAGCGCGCCGAGTGTGAGTCCGGGGGGCTTCGATGCGCCGACGAGCGCGCCAGACGCGACGCGGGTCGTGGGCGGCTCGATGGCGAGCGGATCGTATGACTGGCGCGCGACGTTTGCGACGAATGCGGGCGAGACGACCGTGGGCCCGACGAGCGTCGTCGTGTCACTCGGGCCCGAGACGACGGGCGGGCTCGATCCGAATGCGGGCAGCGTCGCACCCGCTGAGCGTCCTACCGATTGGGGCGGACCGGACGTCGGCAGTCATGCGTACTACACGACGGCGCTGAATGCCGCAGGCGAGACAACGCCGCGCTTCGCCGCGAACTACTTCGCGCCGTCGCTGGCGGTGCCCGTCGTGAGCGGCATCAATGGACCGGGCGCGGGCTCGCTGATTTACACCTACGTCATGACCTACGCGACGGCGCTCGGTGAAACGACGCGCTCGGACTCGCGCAGCTTCATCGTGTCGCAGCCCATCTCGACGTCGGCCGGGATGACGCTGTCGGGTCTACCGCTGGGTCCGAACAACGTCACGCGCAAGCTGTATCGCAGCAAAGGCGCGACCTCTGGTGGGCATCCCGATCTGTTTGCATGGGGGCTCGTTGCGACGCTCGCGGCGGGCGTGACGCAGATCACCGACACGGTGCCCGATGCGAGTCGCGGCCCCGCCCCACCGACGACGAACACGGCGGGCGCCTGCGCGGTCAATCTCGTCATCGTCCGACACGGCGGCGCGGGCGTGACGAAGCGACGCGTGTATCGCACACCGACGACGGGCGGCACGGCCAAGCTGGTGCTCGAGGTGGACGGCGATCCCGCGAACCTCACGGTCGTCGACACGCTGAAGGACAGCAGTCTGGGCGTCGCCGCGCCGACCGAGAACACGACGGGCACGACGACGACCTATGCGAGCGCGTCGCTCACCAACATTCCGATTGGGCCCAGCGGCACGACGAAGCGCAAGCTGTATCGCTGGCTCGCCACCGCGGGCGAGTATCGGTTGACGGCGACGATCAACGACAACACGACGACGACCTACACCGACAGCAAGGCGGACGCGTCACTCGGCGCGGCGCCGCCGACGACGAACACGATCGGCGGCGCGCTCGGCATCGGCCGGTACTGGTGGGGCGTGAGCTTCGCGACGGCGAATGGGGAAACGCTCACGGGCCCGCTCGTCGCGTTTGATGTCACGACTGGTGCGGCGACGCTCACGGGCATTCCGACATCGAGCGATGGGCGCGTGACGCAGCGACGCGTCTATCGCACAGCGGTCAATGGCGGACCGCTGCTGCTCGAAGCAACGCTCAACGACAACACGACCACGACGCTCACGAGCGCGGGCGCGGATGGCGCGCTCGGCGCGTCGAGTCCCGTCGCCAACACGACGGGCGGGGCGCGTGTCACGCTGACCAACATCGCGATCGGCGGCGGCGCGACGACCGCGCGCAAGGTGTATCGCACGGTCGCGGGCGGTGGCGAATTCCGCTTCCTCGTCACGCTCAACGACAACACGACGACGACCTATGACGACAACAAAGCCGACGCCGCGCTGGGCGAAGTCGCCCCCGGCGATCTGCTCGTCGAGCTCACAGGCGTGCCGGCGAGTGGCGCGGGGTCCGTGCTGTATCCGCTCAAGACGGGCGATGAGCTCAACCTCTACGTCCAGTGCGACGACGTCACGGCGCAGAATGAGCTCAAGGCGCTTGAGGGCGCATCGAGCGACGGCGTCGTCGAGCACGTCATCCAAGATCGACGGGTGGGGCTCGCACAAGCGACGGCACGCGGCAACGCCGAGCTCGCCCTGTTCGCGCGTCCGCTGCGCACGGTGACGTATGCGACGCGTGACCCGAAGACGCGCACCGGGAAGACGGTACGGATCGCGCTGCCCTCGGTCGGCATTGACGGGGAATTCGTGATTCAGAGTGTCGAGCTCGACGAGCTCGACGAAGCCCCCGGACTGCAGCCGCGCTATCGCGTCAGCGCGAGCTCGGTCAAATTCACCATCGAAGACGTGCTGCGTCGCCTGCAGCTGGAGTCGTGACCCGTTCGGGCACACGACGGACTGCGTAAGAATTACCCTATCGCGACGCGAACCGCTACGCGCCCCGTACAGCGACGCGCGTCGACGACGTGCTGACGTAGGGGCCGAGCCGCGATCGTCGTTGCTGGGGCGACTGTGCGCGATTGCGGACGCGTCTGAGACGTGGTCGAATCAGCACGCGCGGCTGTGTGCGCGCGTCCGCCAGCCAGCGGTCGTCATGGGGCGCTGGCGGGCAGCAAGCGCGTGCCTCAGCCGCGTGCTCAGCGCGTGCGGTGCTGCTGGCTCGACGCGCAGACGTCAGCCCAGCAACAGCAACAGCCCCATGCACAGCACGAACAGCACGACCGCCGCACCGAGCGCGAGCGCGACGAGCAGCAACGCACGCGGCGTCAGCGAATCCATGTCAGCAGGTAGAGGGCGAGCGCGAGCAGCACGCACGCGACCAGCAGCAGATGACGCGGACGACGACGATGCGTGTTCATCGTGTGTGCTCAGCTGGTACCGAATCGAATCGTGAAGCTCTTGTCGCGCACGTCTTCGGGTTGCAGTCCCGGCGAGTACGCCTGCAGCGAGGTCCGCTCGCAGCAACGCGGACAGCGTGCGGCTTTCAACGCGGCGACGTAGACGGCGAGCGCACACGGCACGACGCAGCCGAGATGGAAGTCGAGCGCGCAGCGAGTGCAGCGCGCCCAGCACAAGGACGTGACGTCGCGTGTCATCGTCAGTGTCCGAACGGCGACGGCGGCACGGGCACCCCGTCGCCGCGTCGATGCGTGCGGAAGCGTCGCTGTATCTCCGCGCGCATCTCCTGCATCATGAGTCGCATGCGTCCCGGCAGCAGCGCCTCGTCGTCGTGCTTGACGCTGTCGACGTGTCGACGCAGCGCCGCGTAGTTGTGCGCGTTGATATGCGCGCCGCACGTCGCGCACGCGTGCCACTCGCCCTGAGACATCATCGGCGCAGCGCGCAGCACGTCGAGGACCGTCGGCATCTCGAAGTCGACGCACGGGAACCGCCAGCAGACGGGACGCGCGCTGCAGAAGTCGCAGCACGCCATCCACGCGGCGCGCTCGCGCTCAAGGTCGAAGCCGTGCCAGAGCAGACGCCAGACGCCAGACGCGTCGCAGCGCAGCACACCGCGCGCGATGAGCGCGTCGCGAATCGACGGATGAAACGTCTGCACGCGATCGTCGAGGTCGATCGCCGTGCAGCCGTGTCCGTGTTCGTCACGTGCCATGTCGCGGGCGTGCTCTGTCACGCGCTCGCCCCCGTCCCGTTGACGCTGACGTCCGGTCGAAGCTTGCGCACGACCCAGCCGTCAGCGGTGCGTTTGAGCTCGCGCGTCTTGACCAACTGCGACAGCGTCAGGCCGAGCACGCGTCGTGCATTGCCGTTTGAGCCGAGCTTCGCGTTTCCCGGCCCGCCTTTGAAGTCGCGCTCGACGAAGCGCGTCTGCGGCAGCAGCTGCTCGAAGCTCACAACTGCGTCGCCCACTTCGCGGAACAGTCCGCGCACGACGTCGATCGGACGCGTGCCCGCCTTCGTGTCCTCGCGCACCTTGCGACTGTACCGTGCTGCTGCTGACGTCGACGTGCCGCGCTTCGACTTCGCGGGTCCGAGCCTGATGGACGCGTCAGCTGTCGCGCGCTCGCGCACGTGACCGACGACTTTGTTCGCGCGCTTCAGCATCTTGCCGACGTCGAGCAGCAGTCGAATCGCGTCGTCGCAGCGCTGCGCTTCGCGTCGATGATGCTCGCGAAGCTCGATGAGTTGCTGTACTTCGGGTGTCGTCTTCGTCATGGGGTCGTGCCTCCTTTGTTGTTGTGCGTGAGTCGCGCGCGACGTCGACAGTCGCGACGCTGCAGCGTGCGGATGATGCGTGCGTCTTCGAGCTCAAGGATCGTCGCGCAGCGATGCAGCTGGCTCGCGAGCTCGCGATAGACCGCTGCTGCGTCGACGCGCGACAAGTCCGCTTCGACGACTTCGCGACCAATGAGGGGCACGAGCTCAGACGCGAGTCGTGCGCAGACAGCAGCGATGGTGTCGTTCATGAGTCGATACCGTCAATCCAGAACACGTGACCGACTTCGCAGCGGTACTGATAATCGACATATGCGCCATCGCTCGATTCCCATTCGCGATACAGCACGGGCGCGTTGCATGGGCGATCATCGACGAGTCGAGGACAGCGACGCTCCGACTCATGCCACGCGCTGAAGTCGCCTTCGCTGTCGTCGTACTTGCGTGAAGTCGTCATGGTCGATTCAATGTCGCAGCGACGTCGCGCTCGTGCTGCTGCGTGCGCTCGCGTCGTCGACGCTGACGCTCGTCGCGCTGCGTGCGCGCTTCCGCTTTGCGCTCGCGCTGCTTCAGTGAGTGAAACGACACGAGCGCATCGCGCGTCGTGCCTGCTGTCGCCCACGCGTCAGCGTTGAGTCCTTTCGACTCGAAGAGTCGCCAGAGCACATACAGCGTCGTCTCACCGAGTCCCGCGATGCCCGCGAGTGAGTAGGGCGTCGCCTTGTCGTACAACTCGCGCACCGTCGTCGCGCCGAGCGCGTCAGCAGCAGCGGTGAGCAGACGCGCCGCGCGTGTATGCACGACGCCGAGCTCCGTCGCGAGTCGATGCGTCGACCACGTCTCGCGACCGATGCGCAGCGGCGCGTGCTGCTCGTCGCTCGCGCTCAGTCGCTTGACAAAGTCACTGCCGATGAGACGCGTAATGGTCGGGGTAAACGCGAAGCTCGAACGTCGCTGTCTCGACATAGTCGCGCACGTTATCACAGCTGGCGCGTGAGTCATGCACTCCCGCTGCAGTCTAGTGAGTCGACGCTGCGCTCGTGTGAGCGCTGCACCGCGAAGCGCGACAACGCAGCTGCTCGAAACACTAGCCGAAACACTAGCCGACGAGGGGTCAAAACCGCTAAGTCGAGGTTGTGCGAGCATTTCGCGCGAATCGCAGAAAACGCTAATGTTCTCAGCGGTGAGCCCCGGTGAATTGAGATGAGCTCAGACGAGCTCTGACGGCATGAAATAGACTTGACGAGTCTACGTCGAATCGCGAAAACCCTAATGAATTCGCGATTTTACCCCGAACACTAGCCGAAAACACTAGCCGCGCGCTATCATTGTGTCGTCGCATTCACCTTTTGCATGCGACACGCTTTCGTCCTCATGACGACGACGAACGACACGAAAGGCGCACGACGATGGGTCACTTGATACAGCAGAAGAACAACTCGCAGAACCTGCTCATGGTCTGGACGGGAACGGACGGCAAGCGCATCACGCGCAGCAGCGGCACGAGCGATCGCAAGGAAGCGCAGCGACTGCTCGACATCGAAGTCGGCAAGGTCGCACTGGGCGACGTCGTCACGCGTGAGACGACGGGACGTCGCGCGTGTACGTTCGACGACGCGGTGCGGCTGTATGACGACGACCTGACGAAGCGCAAGTGCAGCGGGCGCGATGATCTGGTCGGCAAGATCGCGCTGCATCTGCGTCCCGTGTTCGGGACTCCCGGCACGCGCAAGCTCGCCGACATCACGACGGCGAGGGTCGAGGCATACGACAAAGCGCGACGCGACGCGGGCGCGAAGCGCGAGACGATCAATTCAGAGCTTCGCGTGCTGCGTCGACTGTTCATGATTGCGATCGAGCGCAAGCGCTATCGCGGCGACGTGCCCATCATCACGATTCCCGATGCGAAGAACGCACGGACAGGGTTCTTCGAGCGCGCGCAGTACGACGCGCTGCAGCAGCAGCTGTCGCACTGGCTGCGCGGTCCCGTCACGCTCGCGTACTTCACGGGCTGGCGCTTCGCGTCTGAGGTCTGCTCACTGCGCTGGAGTGAAGTCGACCTGACAGCGGGCGTGCTGCGACTCGACAACAGCAAGAACGGCGAGGGGCGCGTCTTCCCGTTCACGCCGATCGCGGAGCTCGACGACGCGCTGCACGCAGCGGACGTGCAGCGACAGCGTCTGCAGCGCGAGGGCGTCATCGTGTCGCACGTGTTCCATCGCAACGGCGAGCCGCTGGTGCTGCCGCCACGCGGGAGCTCGCGCACGGGTGAGACGACGAAGTGGGTGCGCAGCGATTGGGCTGAGTCGTGTAAGCGCGCGGGCGTCGTCGGTCGCATCCCGCACGACATGCGACGCACTGCGGTGCGCGACTTGATGCGCGCGGGCGTGCCGCTCAAGACGGCCATGAAGCTCACGGGTCACAAGTCGATGAGCGTCTTCCTGCGTTATCAGATTGTCGATGAGAACGACCTGACAGCAGCGGTCACGCAGTTGGCCGCGCGTCACGCGCTGACGCAGCAGCAGCTGCGACGCACGCGCACGAAGCGCGCCGCATAACTCCGTCGCTCACGCGCCCCCGGTTCGACACGACGTCGCCGGGGGCGTCGTGCGTACGGCAGCAGATGCCGTGTCAAACCACGCAGCCCAGACCATCACGCGCGCGGCGGCTCGACTCGATACTCACAGTGCGGGCATGTCCGCCCGCCCCTGAAAGGTTGACCCCATGACGAAGACAGCGAAGCAGACGAAGACGAAGCAGACGAAGACGACGACGAAGCAGACGAAGCGCGCGACGAGCGCGAAGCCGCAGCAGCTGACGCTCGTGCAGCCCGTCGCAGCAGAGCCCGTCGCAGCAGCAGTGACCGCAGCGCCCGCAGTCGCGACGACGACGAGCGACGACGCAGCGGCGCGGAAGCAGCGCCGCAAGGAAGCACGCGCGGCGCGTCGTGCGCGCAAGCTCGCAGCGGGAGCAGCGACGACGACGACAGCGACGACGAGCGTCGAGTCGAAGCCGAAGACGACGACGACGGGCGCACGCGCGTCGCTCATCGCGCAGCTGGTCGATGTCATCGTCGACGAGGTGCGCGTCGAACTACGCGCGAAGCTGTCAGCAGCGCTCGCGACGCTGTAACGTCGAGCTCGTCTCAACCCCCAGCCCCCGAACGCGCAAGCGACGCGTTCGGGGGCTTCGTGCGTACGGGGGTCTGCGACGCGTCTGCTGACACGCTGAGCGACGAACGACGTCGCGCCGCTACGTCAGCACGTCGCGCGCGTCGAGCGCTCAGAACCGCTTCAGAACAGTCGAGCTTGAGCGCGTCAGCTGAGCTCGAAACCCCCAACAATCGCCGGGGCGGTACGGCTTTCGTGCAGGAGTGTGCAGGTTCGCCTAACTTAGCGGGACACTTAGTGCGATAATAAGTGTATGAGAACGAACGACACGGCGGCGGCGGTGACGATTGCGACGGGTTGCAAAGCGTGCGGAACACTCTGGAACGCGTCTGGTGCAGAGGGACAGTGCGGAACGTGCAAGCGCTGCCTCGGCTGCTGCGCAGTAGGCAAGCCCGGTACCTGCGAGCCGCGCAACGCAGCACGCGAAGCAACGATGGACGCAGCCGCGCTGCTGCGTCGTCGTCGCGCGCAGCGACGCTACACGCTGCACGGACAGCGCGACAACTTGAACAGCAAGTAAAACAGCAGCAGCGAAGACGAGAACGACGATGACGACGACGACATTGACGAAGACGAAGACGACGACACTGCAGCGCGACGACGCGTGCGTGTCGTGCGGTCGTCGTCTCAAGACATTCAAGCACGCATGGGTCAGCGCGACGAGCAAGTACTGCACGAAGGCGTGCGCGACGACGCATCAGGAGCAGCACCCCATGACGACAACAACGACGACGAGCGACGACACGAAGACGCAGCAGCGCGCGACGTGTTCAGCGTGCTTCGCGGAGCAGGCCATCACGAAGCGCGGCGCGCTCGTCGCGCACGGTTACACGCGTCCGCAGCAGTGGCATCAGAACGTCGGCACGTGCGACGGCGCAGGGCAGATGCACTTCGGCACGACGCAGGGTCGTGACTACACGCAGACGCTTGCGCAGCGCGTGCGTGACGCGGCGCAGGGAGTCGACGTTAACGCGGCAGACGTGCTCGCGGGTCGCGCCCCGGTGATGGGTCGCAAGCGCATCGCGGGATCGCGCGTCTACACGATGACGGCGATCGAGAACGTGACGCAGTCGCAGCGTCAGCAGTACGCAGCGACGCTGACGCAGCAGGCGCAGCAGATGCGCGAGCACGCGCGCGAGCTCGACGCAGCAGTCGCGAAGTGGGTCGCGGTCGCGCCGAAGACGGTGCGCGTCGAAGCGAAGCAGACGCTGCTGCACATGCGCGACGCGGGTCGACGCTTCGGCGGCAAGCTGTGCGCGTCGTCAGCAATGGGAGCGCTGAAGGGCTACACGACGAGCGACGTCGCAAGCGTGACGTGCGAGAAGTGCAAAGCGCTCATCGCGCGACGTCAGTCAACGAAGTAACGCAACGAACGACGAGGAACAACGAACATGAAGATCAACAGACAGCTTCGCAAGGACATCAATGCAGCGGTGCGCGCACACGTGCGCTCCGCTGCGCCGCTCGCAGAGGTCGGCTATCGCGACGTCACGACTGACGGTCGCACGCAGAGCAACAACGCGCTCAAGTGGCACGAGGACGCGGACCTCAACGACATGCGTCGACTCGCTGACGTGCGCGAGCTCGACGACGACGCGCTCAACCCCGGATGCTTCGAGCTCGACTTGTATGTGACGACGGGAGTCGGCCTCTATCGCGAGCTCGAAACGAACGTCTGCGTCCTGATTCGTGACGGCAAAGTCGTCGGCGCAACGTCGAAGGGACTGCGCGTCGAATCCATTAAGCGCGCGCTCGCGTTTCCGCTCGGCGGCTTCGACGATTCATTCTGGGGCGAGCGCGACACGCTCAAGCAGCGCGTCGATGAGATGCGCAGCAATCCCGAACGCGCGCAGACGCTGCGCACGACCGCGCAGCGTCGACACGAGCTCGACGACACGACGACGTCGCGTCTCGATGACGACGGCGAGCGGTGGTGTCGCGATTGTCACGACTCATACAACGTCGCGAGCGGCTGCGAGTGTGGCCGCAAGGACGACGACGCGCAGCAACAGCAGTGAACGACAGCAACTCGAAAGGACAACGAACACATGAAACGAAACCCAGTCACTGGTCGGATCATTCCGAAGCCGACAGCCTATCTACTGCACGACCTCGACCCCGCGATCTGGGATCGCTTCAAACAGCGCGCAGACGCGAGCGGGCTGCCCATGCGCACGGTCATGCTGGAGCTCGTCGCCGCGTATGCGAACGGCGCCATCGAGGTCGAGCAGCAGCTGGTCGTGCGTCCGTCGCGCAAGGCGGGTGCGCGATGACAACGACACTCGTGCGCATTCCGCGTCGCTTCTATGACGACCACGACGGACGTGCGCTGCCGTCGCCCGTCGTCGTCAAGGCGACTGCGCGACACTACTGGATCGATCGCTGCGACGCACACGTGCAGGAGCTCGTCGACGACGCGCGACACTATGTCGATCGCGACGCGCAAGATCACGACTTCGGGGCGCGTGCGCTACTGCGCGCGCTCGACTCGACTGAAAGGAACAGCACCCCATGACCACGAGAACACAACACTGGTGCGGCGCGACGATGGTCGCGCTCGACCCCACGCGCCCCGGCGCGCTCTTCTGTCCTGAGTGCATCAAGCGACGCACGTCAGCGCCGCCAGCGACGACGAAGCGCTCGTCGTCGCGACTCACTGTCGCGGAGCGCGACGCGGTCATCGAAGCGATCGGGTTTCGACTCGCGGGCGAGATTGATAACGACAACGCAGACGCGATCGTCGTCGCGCTCGAAAGCGCTCAAGCGAAGCTGCTGCGAGGTGTGCGATGAGAACGACGACCATCACAATCACGATCGAAGCGCGAGCGAACAGCAGCGAGAGTCGCATCAGAGAGGCGATCATGGCCGACGTCGACGAGTTGTTCCGCTTTCGTCGCGCTCGCAGCACCGAAGACGGACGCACGGTTTACGTGACGAGCGTCGAGCCGCAGGAATCGATCGAGCGAATCGTCAAGCGAGGTGTGCGATGACGACGACGCGCGGCGCGATGCATCTGCTGCGCTGGGCGCGTGTCGACGCAACGACGACGGAGCTTGTCGCGCCGTCGCTCATCGTCGGCTGCGTCTACACGATCGCACGCTATATGGGCAACACGCGCACGCAGGGACAGTGGCGACTGACGTCGTCGAACGAAGACGAGACGCTTTGGTGGGGACGCACGCTGCGCGCGACGAAGAGCGTCGCGCAGCGTCTCGAAGATCAACGCATACGCGCATTCCTGCGCGAACAGAACGAACGGAGCATTTGACCCCATGACATTACGCAATTTTCTGCGCGACGTGCGCGAGCACGCGTCGAGCAATCTGATGGAGTTGCACTGCGCGGGCGAGCAGCCCTCACGCTGGCGCGTCGCACGTGAGCGCGTCGGCGTCACGCTGCAGCACGTGCGCTATCTCATCGCGGCTGTCTACTGCGACCGCTTCGGTCACTCGTCGCAGACAGAAGTCGCGGACAACGTCTACGGTGAGCGTGACGCGCGCGGTCGACTCGTCGACATCGACTGCGGGAGCGTCTCATGGTTCTGTCCGCGTTGCGGACGCGGCGGCACGAATTACTTCTGAAAGGACACTGACCCCATGACACAACTCGAACGACTGATACAGGCGCACACGCAGCGCGCGACGCTGGAGACGATTGCGACGCGCAGCGACACCGTCGCCGAAGAGATGGCGCGCGAACTACTGCGCGACCCCGTGATTCGCACTGAACTAAAGGCGCTCGTGCTCGCGGCCTTCAAGGCGACATGGACGTCGCTGAAGCAGCAGCGGCCCGCGCGCACGACGCGACGTCGACGCGCGTCGTTCCGCAAGCGCTGACACGCGTCGCGCGCTCGCGACATCTCGCGGCCTCGCTCCGTAGAACTACGGGCGAGGCCGTTGTCATGTACGCGGGCTCCGAAAAACTACGGGCACGCGTCGCGCGCGTCGTGTCGTCCGTCGACGACGAGCGACGAAGGTCGTGCTTGCGATCGCGTGCGCCGATGGGTAGAGTCTGCGATCTTCGGCGGCGCGATCGGAAGACGGACTCGCCTCCCGCCCACAATCATTCGCAGTCGACGCAAGATGGGAGACGAGCCTATGTCGACGTTGTCGTTGTCGTCGGCGTCGTCAGTGCGGGCGCGGCTGAACCAGCTGCCGTCACGCATGCAGCGCGCGCTGCTCGCGCAGCTGCGTGCGACCGTGCGCGTCATCACGGGACGCGAGTCGTCTACAGCTTCCGGCGTCGACGAGCTCGACGCGTTGCTGCAGCAGCTGCCGCGTCGCTGGCGTCGGGCGTACGCGTCGACGGTCGCCGGTATCGTGCGTCTGGTGCCTTCGCGGTCGTCGCGTCAGCGACGAGCAGCGACGATTCCTCGATCAACGTTGCGAAGCGCAGCTGCAGGACGCGCGGCAGCAGACGCAGATGGTCGATGAGTCGCTGCTCGAAGCGCGTCAACTCATTTTTCAGCGACGGCGGCTGCGTCACGTCGTCGAGCGGCACCGTCACGGTGTAGCCGCGCAGCTGGTCGTAGGGCGTCACGACATCGTGCATGAGCGTCGCGGGCGTCACGCTGAGCGCCGCCGCGAGCTTGACGATCGTGCGCGGCTCGGGCAGATGCTTGCTACGCTCCCAGAGGCTGACGGCTGTCGTGCGTGTAAAGCCTAAGCGCTTCGCGAGCACCTGTTGCGTCAGCCCCGCGCTTTCGCGCGCGCGTCGCAGGTTCGCGCCGAACGTCGTGATGTCAGTCATGACGCATAGTCTAATCCGAACAGTGTATGCGGCGTGAGTTGTAGTGAGTCCTAGTGAGTCCTGATGCATATGCTGTGCGTGATACAGCGTAGGACTTGACAAGGTGTCGTGTGACGGTGGTATACGTTCACCGCATGCGACAATCACTCACACCCCAGACGCCGACGCCACCGCCCACCCGCGCGCGCTTCGCCTCGCTCGATGACGCGCCGGTCGTGCTGACGCTCGACGAGCTCGCCCAGATTTATCGCTGCAGCCCGCACACGATTCGACGACGACTCGAAGCGGGCACCTTCACGCCTGCCCCGATCAAGCGACGTCCGTATCGCTGGCGCAAGGACGACGTCATCGACGACCTCGATCGCCTCGCGGACGAAGCGGCGCGCTCGTCGTCGTCGTCCCGTCGTCGTCGTGCGTCGCGTCGTTCGCAGTGAATGCGTGTCAACCGCTAGGAGGTGTGCTCATGGCTGATTCGTCTACAGCCATTGTTCCCGCGTCGTCGACGAGCGTCGCCCTGCCCGTGCCGCAATTCACCGGACAGCAGATGGTCGATGCGCTCGTCGCGTATCGCGAGGTGCAGCGTGCGCTCGATGGCGCGATGCCCGAAGCGATCATCGACGTCGAGGGTCGACCGTTTCGCAAAAAGGCGTACTGGCGCGCCATCGCCGTGGCCTTTAATCTCGACGTCGACGTCGTCGAAGAGCGACGCGAAGTCAGCGGCAGCTTTCACGACGGGCGCGAGAACGTCGGCTATGTCGTCACGTGTCGCGCGACGACGCGCAGCGGACGCAGCGTCACGGGTGACGGCAGCTGCTTCGCCGTCGAAAAGGCGGCGCGCTTCCGCTGCCCGCACCCGCACCCGTCATGGGACGGCAAGTCGCTGCACTACCCGCACGAGTCCTGTCCGGACTTCGACGCCGACTATCGCTGGCGCGAGTATCCGGCACAGGCCAGTGAGCACAATCTGCGCTCGCACGCGCATACGCGCGCCTTCAATCGCGCCGTGTCGAACAACGTCGGCTTCGGCGAAGTCAGCGCCGAAGAGGTCGAGCGCGACGATCGCGACGAGCGTCACGCGCCGACGACGTCGCGTCGCACGTCGAGCGCGTCGAGCAACCGACCTCCGCGCGTCATCTCCGATCTGCAGCGCAAGCGACTCTGGGCTATCGCGAAGGAAGCCGGGTGGAAGGAACCCGAGGTCAAGGCGTATCTGCTGCGCGTGCATCATGTCGAGCACACCGACGCGATCACCGTCGACAAGTACGACGCCATCTGCAAAGCGCTGGAGCTCGGCGTCGAGCCCGCGCCCGCCGCATCAGAGGTGTCGTCGTGATCAGCGTCGACCACTTCACGCCGAGCGGCCTGACGTTCGATCCCGTGGCGCACGTCTACACGCTCGACGATCGCGTGCTCGTCAGCGTGACCAACGTGCTTGCCGCTGCGGGACTCGCCGACCGCGCGTGGTTCACTGAGGACGATCGTCGTCGCGGCACGGCGGTGCATCAGGCGATCGAGCGCTATCACGCACGACTCGACGCCGTCGAGTGGGATGCGGTCGTCGCCCCCTACATGCGCGGCTATCGTCGCTTTCTCGCCGAGAGTGCGTTCCGCGTCGACGTCAGCGAAGAGCGACTCGCCGATCCGTTTCTGCGACTGGCGGGCACGCTCGATCTGCGCGGGCAATTCATCAAGCACGACCTGACAGCGTCTGAGCGCATCGACGTCGTCGACGTCAAAACGGGCTGCTGTCCGCCGTGGGTCGGGATGCAAACGGCAGCGTACGTGCGTCTGCTGCCCGCGCACGTGCGCCCGCGCTGTCGACGCTGGGCGCTGCAGCTGCGCAGCGACGGCACCTATCAGCTGCTGTCGCTCGACAACCGCAACGACGAACGTGTCTTCCTCGCGGCGCTGGTCATCGCGCAATACAAGCGGGGGTGGCTGTGACACTCGACGCGACTGAGACACGCGGCGACGTGCCGCGCGACGCGCTCGCGCTCGACGCGCTCGTCGAGCGGGCACGGGCGATCGTCATCACCGACGCGACGCAGTATCAGCGCGCGGCGGACTTCGTGCTCGGGCTCAAGGACCTCCGCGCCGACATCGATCGACGCTTCGATCGACACATCAAGCGCGCATATGAGGCGCACCGTGCGCTCGTCGCGGAGAAGCGCGACGCCGAAGCACAGGCGGTCAACGCGGAGCGCATCGTCAAGCAGGCGATGGCGACCTACGACACGCAGCTGCAGCAGGCCATCGACGCGGAGCGGGCGCGACGGGACGACGAGCAGCGCGCCGCCAACGCGACGCTCGAAGCAGCCGCAACCCAAGCGGAGACGCGCGGCGACTTCAGTGAAGCCGACGCGCTGCGACAGCGTCAGTCGATGGCGCCGACCCCACTCGAGGTCGAGCGGCCACGCGCCGAGGGCATCAGTGTGCGCGAGACATGGAGCGCACGTGTCGTCGACTTCGACGCGCTCGTGCGTGCCGCCGCCACGACGAAGGCATACGTGGCGCTGTTGCTGCCGAACATGCCCGCGCTGCACGCGCAAGCGCGATCGCTCAAGCGGCGGCTGTCGCTGCCGGGAGTCGAAGCGGTGAGCACGAAGGACGTCGCGGCACGCCGATGAGCGAGGGGCTGTCGCGTCTGACGCTCGCGCCGTATACGCCGTTTGCGTGTCGCGTGTTCGGCTGTCTGCGCTGCGTCGCGTGGATGGAGGCACAGCCGAGCGGCCTCGGCCTCGGCTTCTGCGACGAACACAAGACGCGACACACGACGATTCCGATCGCCGTCTATGGACGCCAGCACGAGGGATGGGAGCAATGGCCCGAAAGTCTGGTCGAGTATCTGCTGCGCGAGCCCGCGCGACGCGCGACGCAGACGCGCTCGATGCGCTCGTCGCACGACACGTGCTGCGCGGACTCAAACGCGAGCTCACCACCATGCGCGCACTGATTCAGCAGCAGAGGCGTCTCGACGATCGCGATCGGGGGCATCTCGAAATGATTCGCCACGTCGAGACGGTCATCGACAACAAGACGGCGACGTATCGCGGGAGGTGACGAATGGAACGAATGCTAATCAAGGACCCGGACGTCGACATCGTCTTCGCGATCGAACAGGACGACGACGCGATCGTGCTCGCCGCGCTCGACGTGACGGCCGAAGCCAAGAGTGGCGGGCTCTGTTCGCATCTGCTCGCGTCGCTGCCGCTGGCGGGACGCATCGACGACGTCGAGATGATCAACCGGCAGCGCGAGCGCTTCACGCGCTTCGAGGTCGACTGCGGCAACGTGCATCACCTGATGCGCGATCTGCTGACGCTGGAGCACGACTATCGCGAATCGGTCGATCGCTTCGCGCTCGCCGACAGTCGGGCGAAGTCACTCAAAAAGGACGTCGACACGTGCGCCGCCAAGGTGCACGACCTACTGCAGCGCATCGCGACGCGCAAGCCGCTGCCGCTCTTCGAGGCGATTGGCGGATGACACGGGACCACGTCTACGGCAAGCTGCTCGACTCGTACTGGTCGGGCGAGACGGGACGCGCGATTCAAGCGCGCGGCAAGGACGCAGTCATCCTCGGTGTGTATCTGCCCTCGACGCGTCACGCGAACATGATCGGACTGTTCGAGCTCCCGCTGCTGTATATCGAACACGACTTGCCCGTGCTCGATGGACGCAGCGCGATCCGCGACGCGCTGCGCGCGCTCGACGACGTCGGCTTCGCGTTCTATGACGACGACGCCGAAGTCGTCTGGGTCGTCGAGATGGCGCGCATACGCTGCGGCCTGCCCGATCACGACGTGCTGCTCGATCTGCGCGACAAAAAGCACGCGGCGATCCGTCGACTCCTGCGCACGGTCAAGCCCAACGACTTGACGTCACGATTCGTCGCGCGCTACCGCGACCAGCTGAGCCTGAGTGATGCCCCTTACAAGCCCCTTCCAAGGGGCATCGAAGCCGAAAAGCCCCTTGCAAGGGGCATCGAAGGGGCTTCGCTACGCGCGCGTGATCAGCAGGCAGCAGGCAGCAGGCAGCAGGACGTACACACACACACTGACGATGAGCTTGTTGTCAGTACAAGCACCTCGGAATCTCAGCCGCGTCCTAACCAGCCGAACAGTCGCAACGAAGACGGACCGCTCGACGAGTGGCTGCGCGCGCTCATGAGTGACTACCCGTCGACGCGCGTCACGCACGGCTATCGCACCGAGACAGCCTTCGTCGACCAGATTGCGCGCGACGGACGTGAGCCGCGCGTCGTGTATCAGGAGATGCGCGACAACCTCGAAAACCAGAAGCGCGGATATGAGTGGCGCGTCAAGCGCATGGTGCCCACGCTCGACAAGTGGCTCAGCGAAGGACGCTGGAAGCAGCGGCACGAGGAAGAACCCGCCGACGCGCTCGCGCCGAAGACGCAGCGCACGCTTGCCGCGCTCGACTCGATTCGACGAAAGGAAAATCCATGACGACGACCACGTTGACCGAATGCAGCGAGATGGTGAGCGCGCTCGCGCTGACGCTCGGCGTCGAGCTCGACGAGCCGCAGCTGCGTGCGTATCATCGCGCGCTGTCGAAGGTGCCCGCGTCGCTGCTGCGTCGTGCGATCGATCGTGCGACGTCAGCCTGCGATCGTTTCCCGAAGCCCGCCGAGCTCCTGCGACTCGCCGACGTCGAGCGACGTGCGCTGCTCGACGCGCACCCCTTCGTCGCGTGCGTCGACTGCACGCTCAGTCCCGGCTGGCGCCCGGTGCTGATCAACGGCGTCGAACGACTCGCGCGCTGCGCCTGTTATCGCGCGTGGCAGCAGTCGCTCGATCGCCTCGGCGTGACGCAGACGCCGCTGGCGATCGCCGAACGCGTCGAGAGTGACATCGAGCGCGTGTCATGACAGCGGACTGGTTCACGGCGCACTGGCACGAGCGCTGCGGCAGCTGCAACGCGCTCATTCCGGACGGCGCACCCGTGCGTCGGCTGCGGCACGGCGGGCTGCGCTGCGCGTCGTGCATCAAGCGGCTGCTCGGCGAGGACGTGCCGTCGCATCTCGCGTCGCCGCCCCCGGCGACACCCGCATCGTTCTCTCCATTCGACGACGGAGGCCACGAATGACTGACTCGGCCGACACAGTGGCTGCTGACTTTCTGACACTCATCGAGCGACTTGCGCGTGAGCTCGACGAACACGAGCGCGCCGCGCGTGAGATTCGAGAGACGCTCGCGACCGTGCGCAAGCGACTCGCCGCAACGCCGGGAGCGCGAGCGGGCAAGCACGCGCGCAGCGGCAAGCGACGCAAGCCGTTGACGCTGATCGACGACGAGCGCGCCGTCAGCAGCTGAGGGCGACATGGACGACGCAGCCATCGTCGAGCCGGTCCCGCATGACGCCGTCGACGCGCTCGTGCAGCGCTTCGTGCGCATCGCGTGTGACGAGCACGTCACGCTGGGCGTGTTTCGCGCGGCGCTCTTCGGCCTCGCCGCGAGTGAGTTGCATCGACTGGTGCACGACCCGCAGCGCGGCGAGGTGCCCGCCGAAGTCGTCGCGCTAGAAGAGCAGCTGAGTATCTTCGCGACGACGGTCACCGCGCTCGTGCTCGAACGACAGCAGCAGCGCCCGTCATGACGTCGTCGCGTGCGGTGCATCTCGTGCCCGTGGAGGTCGATGAGTACGATCGCGTCGTTCCGGCCTCGCCGCTCTGTCCGCTGTCGGCGATACAAGACGGCGTCAACTACGGCTCATCGTGCAGTGCGGACGGCAGCGGCTGCATGGGATTCGCTGGCGTGTGGACTTCGCCCGCAGACGCGCACTACACGATGTGCCGTATGCCGGGACAGCCGACAGCCGCAGAACACTTCGCGCACGCGCTCGCCGTGCTGAGCGATCTGGCGTTCCTCTATCGCGACGAGCCGCGCGTGATCGGCTTTCGCGTGTTCGGCAATGTCGACGACTTCGAGGCTGCGTGGAACGCAGACGCGCGTGCGCCACTCAGGTGGCGGTCTGGCGAGTGGCGACTGTATGCGGGTCGCGATGGCTTCGAGCCCGTCTTCAGAAAGGACGACGTTATGCGAGAACCGATCGTGAAGTTTTACAAGTCATTCGAGCAAGGCGGCAACGGGGCATTCGCGACGGCGACCACGGCGGCAGAGCCCGAGGAATTTCTGCGCGAGTGTGCCGCTGAATTGGAAACAGTCGTGACCGCGCGCGCTGGCGATCTGCACTTCACCTTTGATGCGTTGCTGCCGCAGATCTGCGAGCTCTGGGCACGACTCAAAGGCTATAAGGCGGATGGTGTCTTCGAGAAGCGATACCTCGTCGCAGGAGAACCCAATCCCGAAGCGCACATGGAATGCGTGAACGGACGCGAGGTGACGACGAGCGCGTCATGATGACGATCGACGTCATTCGACAACAGCCACCGGAGCTCGCGACGTGTCGCAGCACGACGTGTCGCAAGCGCATCGAGTGGGTGACGACGCTGGCGGGCAAGCGCATGCCCGTCGATCATCCGTTGCTCGTCGAGCGCGTGCATGAGCGCAACGACGGCACGCTCGTGAGCGTCATCGACGCAGCGCACTCTCACTTCGTGACATGCCCAGACGCACGTCGCTTCAGACAGAAACGAGGGCGACAGTGAGTCTGCGACTCGTGCGACGCGCGCTGCACTGGAAGTCGATCGACGAGCTCAATCGCGAGCTCGACGAACGCATCGCGCTCGACGACGCATGGCGCGAGCTTGAGCGAAAGCAGCGCGCGCTCGATGCTGAGCGCACGCTCGATCTAATCACTGGTCCGTCGTTCTACTTCGGACCCGAACGTCCGCACGAAGACGAGTCATAAGTGATGGTGTCGTATGTGACAGCCCTCGCACAGCGCGATCAGGTCGTCAGGATCTTCGTGACCCCATCGCGCATACGTGCGGTGATGCGCTTCAAGCGGTGGCGCGCCGTTGCACAGGGCGCAGCGCCATCCCGCGCGCGCTTTTGCGGCTGTGGCTTTCACGCGCCACTGCGGTGAATTGAGATACATGGGATCGAGCATGACGTTGCTCCGCTTGCTCTGTGCGGCTGTAGCCGACGCGTTTCGGATCGTCGCATGTCGTCGTCGTCGACGTGCCAGCGTCTTGCATCTGGGCGAAGTACTCGGACTCGTTGACTGGGGTCGTCACGCGATAGTCCCAGTTTTCCGCGACGCGTTGCTGGGCGGTGCGCGCCATCGTCTTGCGCATCAACTCGCGCATGCAATCCTGCACCGAGCAGCGACAGCGCTTGGCGAAGTCGAGATATTCGATGCGTTCCTCTTGCGACACGCGGACGCAGAATGCAGGGATTCGCGACATGGGTCGAGAGTGATACCACGAATCGTGCAACATCTCGTCAACGGATATCCACGATGAGCACGAGCGACGGCGTGCGCTTCGATCGACTGTGCGTCGCAGTCGGTCTGCCTGCGCCCGTCGCGGAGTATCGCTTCGCGCTCACGCTCGGCCGACAGTGGCGCTTCGATTGGTGCTGGCCCGCGCAGCGACTGGCGCTCGAAATCGACGGCGGCGGCTACGTGCGCGGGCGTCATCATCGGCACGACGGCTTCATCGAAGACTGCAACAAGCTCAACACGGCGCTGTGTCTCGGCTGGCGCGTGCTGCGCATCACGCCCGAACACGTCAAGGACGGCAGCGCGTTCACGTTCGTCAAGCGCGCGCTATCGGAAGCGGGGAACGGTGGACTGTAGGACCCCCAACGGTCGACGCGCGATCGCGCAGCAGCGCGCCGTCGCGCGACTCATCGCGCAGCGCTGGCAGGGCACGCTGGTCGAGACGCCGAACGGCGCCGCGAGCGTCGACGTGCTCTTCGCGCGTGAGGGCGAGCTCGTCTCGATCGGCGAGATTAAGATCCGCTCGATGGCGTGGCGCGATCTGGTCGCGCTCGGGTCGTATCTCGTGACCTACGACAAGCTGCAACGCGGACGCGAGCTCGCGCGACTGCTCGGCGTGCCCTTCGATCTGTTCGTGCGCTTCGCCGACGACGTGCTCGGCTGGTGGCGCATCGCGCACGCGACGGGCGAGTGGGCGTGTCGCTTCGTCGTGCGCGAGACGGAGACGGCGGCGACGTGCAACGGCGGACGCGTGACACGCGCCAACGCGTATCTCGACGTCCGCGACGCGCAGCTGCTGCGCGCGGCTATGCTACGCACGCCCGCGCATGGTCGACGACGATCCGCTGACTGAGATGGCGTATGTCTGGCGCTGCGCGATCGACGATGCCCGCGTCGCGTCGTGTGCGCGGGCGCGACAGCAGACGCTGCGTCGAGCGCGCGCGTGCGTCGAAGCGGCGATCGCGTTGCTGCGGGAGCGCACGACGAAGACGCTGCGTCCCGTCGACGTCGTGCTGCTGCTCGCGCAGCGCTCGTATGTGCAGCCCTACGTGCGATCCGCACGCCGGAGGTCGGTTCGATGAGTGACGCCCGCTGCGACGCGTGTCGGTTCTTCCGCGAGGCGTCGACGACGACGCTGGAGCAGCTGCCCTTCCGCGACGATGCGGCCGCGATGGGCGAGTGTCATCGACGGGCGCCGACACTGAATCAGCACCCCGACCGTCCCGACTACCGCTGGCCCGTGACGAAAGTCGACGACTGGTGCGGCGACTTCCAGCCGCACGACGGCTGAGCTCGTGTGGCACGTGAAACGTGAACACGTGCGCGCGACGAGCTCGACCATACAGACGGCCCTAGAAACGACGCGCGCAGACGACGGGCTGAGACGCACAGTCGACGTCGCGCGTCGCGCAGCGGGCCGCTGAGCGCGTCTACAGCGGCATCTGACGGCAGGACGTCACGACACGCGCAGACAGAAGCTCAGCCGTCAATACTGCACAGCTTCGCACAACCGGGGCGCAGCGGCGCGTAGACGCGTCGTGTGCGTCGACGCACGAGAGGTCGCAGGAGGTCGCGATCGCCGCGCAGACGCCCGCTGTGCGCGTTTGCGGGGCGTTCTGAGCGGCTGCGCCGACTGCAGCGCTGTCAGCGGGACGTGTCGACGTCGAGCTCAGCCAGTCGCACGCGCACGCGCGGCGGCTGCGACGTCACGACATACACGCGTCGCGCGTCGCCCAGCGTCGACACGTCGACGGGGTCGAAGACGATGTCGAGCGCGGCGACGGTCAACTGCGTCTCGGCCTCGAAGCGCGCGACGCTCCCGCGCACGCTGGCGGCGACGTCACGCGTGAGCAGCTGCAGCGCAGCGCGCAGCGTGTCGGCGGGACTCTGGGTCGTGGACATGCGCGCAGGCTAGCAGATTTAATCGCGAACACAATCACGCGCGGCGTGCGATACTGCGGGCCGCAACGAAAGGACACCCCATGCCCATGTATTGCGGTGAAGCCGTCAGCGACGACTATCTGCAATCGCTCGTCGAGGCGTATCGCGACGGCTGGAAGACGGTCGACGACAACGTCGAGGACGGCGACGCACCGATCATCGCGCGACTCGAAAGCGAACAGGTCAAGCACGACGTCGGCGCGAAGGCGCTCGGCGTGAAGGACGCGACCGCAGGCGGGGCGTGAGTCAGCGCGCACGTCGCATCTGCGTCGATAACCCGCGCTGTCCGCATGTCGCCGTCGAAGGCAGCCGCTACTGCGCGCAGCATCTGCAGCAGCGTCTGCGCACGCAGCAGCCGACGGCGCATGCGCGCGGCTACGACGGGCAGTGGGCGCTGTTCTCGCGTCGCTGGCTCGCGCTGCATCGCTGGTGCGGCGAGCGCGACGACTTCCGCCAGCACGCCGAGCACAGTCGCTGCACGCAGCAGGGCGAGCGCACCCGCGCACAACTCACGGACCACATACAGGCGCTGCGTGCGGGCGGCAACAAGTACGACACGCGCAATCTGCAGTCACTCTGTCGTGCGTGTCACAACCGCAAGATCATCGCCCACGAAGGCGGCTGGGTCACTGTCTGACGAAAGGACGCTCACATGGCGCTGCTGTCACTTTCGGCGTTGCTGCTGCTCGGCGCGTTCGTCGTCACCATCGCCGCCGCGCTCGGACGGGCGCCCCTCTGGGTCGCGGTGCTGCTCGTCGTCCTCGTGCAGATGCTCGGACTCGGCTGGGCGATTCGGTGACACGACACACGCTGCTGCTGCTCGTGCTCGTCACGACGAGCGCCTGCGCGCTGCCGCTGCGTCGCACGTGTCTCGACGGCTGGCCGATTCGCATCCTGCAGGACCCGCAGTGCGCGCGCGGCATCTGCGGCTACACGTGCGCGCCAGACCGCTGGCGCACTGACGCGTCACGCTAAACGGAGGCTTCATGTCCACGACCTACATGCGCTCGGACCTTTACGTGTGGGACGTCGCGCTCGCCAACGGCGACATCCGCAAGCTGCTCGCAGCGCAGTCGCCCAGCGGCTTTACCTCGCCCGTGACCTCAGCGGTCCGGGGGGTGGCGTACGCAAACGGACCACCACCGGCCCCGTCGACACTCGTGCCCGCAACCGCCAAGCTCGGCGACGCGTCCTTCACGCTGCACGTGCAAGGCGTGAGCTTCCGGGTCGGCGACGTCATCACGTGGAACGGTGTCGCCCAGCCGACGACGCTCGTGTCAGCCACAGAGCTCACGACGTCGGTCGACATGACGAAGCAGACCACGGCGCTGCCCATCCCGGTGACCGTGCGTGCGCTCAGCGGCGCAGCCAGTGACCCGTTGACGTTCGACCTCCGGCTGACATGAGTCACACGCAGACACGCGCGACACGGGAGCTCGACGCACACGCGCGGACTCGACGATGGCGAACGTCACTTCTGCACAGCAAATCCGACGAGGCCGCGCCGCCACCGTATGGCACTCAAATTTCTAGGGAATCTGACCGCGTCTTACTGCTTGGCCCCTCGATTCAGGCGGTCGCACGTTGTCGGTTGGGGGTAGACGGGGCGAAACCACCGGGAAACCCCACGAAATCGCCGGTACGCAGGATAACGTAATGCCCACGCACATACGCGAGCTCACGAGTGACCCGCAGAACCGACGCACGCACAATCCACGCAACCTCGGCATGCTGAGCGACGCGCTGCGCGCGGTCGGTGCTGCGCGCAGCATCGTCATCGACGAGCACGACGTCGTGCTGGCGGGCAACGGCGTCGTTGAAGCGGCAGCCGAAGCGGGCATCGTGCGCGTGCAGACCATCGACGTCGACGGTGAGACGATCGTGGCTGTGCGTCGCACGGGACTCAGCGACGAGCAGAAGCGACAACTGGCGATGTATGACAACCGCACGAGTGAGCTCGCCGCGTGGAACGTCGAGCAGCTGAAGCTCGACACCGCAGCGGGACTCGACCTGCAGCCGTTTTTTACCGATGCCGAGCGCGTCAAGCTGTTCGGCGCTGCACTCGACGCGCCGTCTGCGTTCCCGGTCGTCGACGCGAACCTGCAGACGACGTATCGCTGCCCGTCGTGCGGCTACGAATGGAGCGGACGCGCGAAGACGCACGCAGCGCCCGAAGACGACGACGCAGCGATCGCGAGTGATGACGCGCCGTCTGAGCCGAGCGTATGACGACGCCCGCGTATGTCGTGCCGACGCTTGCGGAGATACGCGGCTGGCCGCTCAGCGACTACTGCGTCGCGTCGCTGTTCTCGGGCTGTGGCGGCTCATCGCTCGGCTACCGCATGGCGGGCTTGCGCGTGCTGTATGCGAATGAATTCGTCGAGGCCGCGCGTGACACGTATCGCGCCAACTTCCCGCTGACGTATCTCGACCCGCGCGACGTGCGCAGCGTGAAGGGCGCCGACGTGCTCGACGTCTGCGGGCTCGAGGCGGGCGCGCTCGACGTGCTCGATGGCTCGCCGCCCTGCGCGTCGTTCTCCAGCGCGGGCAAGCTCGAACGTCACTGGCGCAGCGCGAAGAGCTACAGCGACACGCACCAGCGCACCGATGATCTGTTTTTCGAGTACCTGCGGCTCGTCGATGAGATCCGCCCGCGCGTCTGCGTCGCCGAGAACGTGTCGGGGCTCATCCGGGGCGTCGCCAAGGGACTGTGCAAGCAGATCCTTGCGCGCTTCGCGTCGCTCGACTATCACGTCGAGGCGCGGCTGCTCGACGCGCAATGGCTCGGCGTGCCGCAGCGTCGCTCACGCGTGATCTTCGTCGCCGTGCGTCGCGATCTGCACGTCGCGCCCGCACTGCCCGCGCCCGCCGCGACGCGCTTCGTCATTCGCGACGCGCTGCCGCAGCTGCTCGCGCTGCAGGACACCGTGTGGCATGCGCGCTGGATTCCCGCATCACAGCCCGCGCCAGCCATCACGACCGCACCGACGCACTGCATCGAGCTCGACAAAGGCTCGACGCGTCGTGCGCTCACCATCCCTGAGCTCAAGCGACTGTGCAGCGTGCCCGATGACTTCGTGCTGACCGGCACGTATGCGCAGCAATGGGAGCGGCTCGGGCGCGCGGTGCCGCCCGCGATGATGCGCGCGATCGCGACGACGATCCGTGAGCGCGTGCTCGACGTCGCACGACTGGAGGCGAGCGCATGAGTGACGAGACGACTGCTGTCGACCACGTGCAGCAGACGGGACCGTGGCGCTTCACGGCAGACGTGGCGTCGGTCTTCGATGACATGCTGCGTCGCTCGATCCCGCAGCACGACGACATGCGCGCGCTCGTCTTCGAGCTCGGCTCGCGCTTCGTGCGTCCGCAGACGACCGTGCTTGACTTGGGCTGCTCGCGCGGCGAAGCGCTCGATCCGTTCGTGCGACGCTTCGGCGCGCACAATCGCTTCGTCGGTGTCGACGTCAGCGGACCGATGCTCGACGCCGCGCGCGCACGCTTCGAGGGCTACATGCGCACGAACGTCGTCGCGATTGCCGAGTGCGATCTGCGGCACGACTATCCACGCGAGCACGCGTCGCTGACGCTCGCCGTGCTGACGCTGCAATTCGTGCCGCTCGAATATCGGGCGACGCTCGTGCGGCGCATGTATGAGCAGACGCTGCCGGGGGGCGCGTGCATCGTCGTCGAGAAGGTGCTGGGCGACTCGCCGCGCATCGACACGCTGCTCGTCGATGAGTATCTCAGCCTGAAGCGCGCGCACGGCTACAGCGCCGACGAGATTGCGCGCAAGCGACTCGCGCTCGAAGGCGTGCTCGTGCCGCTCACGGCGCACTGGAACGTCGAGCAGCTGCGACACGCGGGCTTCGCGGACGTCGACTGCTTCTGGCGCTGGCTCAATTTCGCCGGCTGGCTGGCGGTGCGCGCATGAAAAGTGGACCCGCTCCGAAACCGACGCGCCTGCGACAACTGCAGGGCAACCCGTCGCGCCGACCCATGAACCTCGACGAGCCGCAGCTGCCCGCCGCCGACGCGCGCTTCGACGTCGTGCCCATCGTGCTTCGAGACGACGCCGTCGCGAGCAGCGAGTGGCGACGTCTCGCGCCGCTGCTGCGTGTCGCGCGCATCGTCACCGAAGCCGATCGCGCGTCGCTCATCGCCGCGTGTCAGCAGTGGAGTATCTATCAGCACGCGCTGACGCAGGCGCCGCCCGAGCGTCGCGTGCTGCGCACGCCTAACGACTACCCGATGGTGAACCCCTATATCGCCATCGCCAATAAGGCGCTGCTGCACTGCGAGCGACTGTGGGATGCGTTGGGCCTGACGCCCGCGGCGCGCTCGCGTGTCGCGATGGCGGGCGCGGCGAGCGATAACGATCCGTTCGCGGAATTCGACGAGCCGCGTGCGCGTCTCGCGCATGGGCCGTCGCTCGACGGGCGCATGCGCGTCGACGACGAGGATGGCTCCGTCAACTGAGCACGTCGTCGACGTCTACGCGCGACGCGTCGTCGCGGGCGACGTGCCGGCGGGCACCTATCATCGACTCGCGTGCGCGCGCCATCTGCGCGATCGTGAGCGCGAGCGCGACGACGACAGCTGGCCGTTCTACTTCGACGCGCTCGAAGCGGATCGCTTCTATCGCTTCGCGAGCTCACTGCGACACTACAAGGGCGAGCAATTCGCAGGACGACGCATCGAACTCGTCGACGTGCAGCGCTTTCGGCTCGGCTCGATCTTCGGCTGGTATCACCGCGAGACGAACCTGCCGCGCTACACGACGGCGTATAACGAGCTCCCGCGCAAGTCGGGCAAGACGCTCGAAGCGGCGATCGTCGCGCTGTATCAGGTGTTCTTCCGGGGCGAGCCCGGAGCCGAGGGCTACGTCGTCGCGACGAAGCGTCAGCAGGCCAAGCTCTGTTTCGACGCGGCGCGCAAGCTGGTGCGCTCATCGGGGCTGCGCGATCGCATCCGCGTGCTGACGCACAACCTGCACCGCGACACGCTCGACGCCAAGCTCGAACCGTTGGGCGCGGACGCGGACTCGACGGACGGGCTCAACCCGTTCTGCATCATCACCGACGAATTCCACGCGCACAAGACACGCGACCTCGTCGATGTCATGGAAAGCGCGACGGGCGCACGTCTCAGCTTTCTGCATTTCATCATCACGACCGCAGGCGACGAGCTCACGAGTCCGTGCGGCGAGATGCACACCTACTGCTGCAACATCCTCGACGAGACGCTGCCCAGCGACGCGGCGACCGAAAGCACCTTCGCGCTCATCGCGCACGCAGACCCGACCGACGACTGGCAAGACGAGCGCACGTGGGTCAAGGCCAATCCGATGTGGGACGTGAGCGTGAACCCGGACGACATGCGCAAGGCGGCGCTGGCGGCGCGACACAATCCCGGCCGCGCGAATGAATTCAAGCAGAAGCGACTGAACCTCTGGATCGCCGCGCGCGATCCGTGGCTCAGCGTCGAGGGCTGGCGCAGCGGACAGCACGTCTGGGACGTCGACGAGCTCGTCGGCGAGTCGTGCTTCGTCGGCATCGACCTCGCGAGCAAGCTCGATCTATGCGCGATGGTCTTCGTCTTTCCGCCGACCGACACGCGCGCCGCGTATCGACTGTTGCGCTGGGTGTGGACGCCCGAAGACACGCTGCGCGATCGCGCGCATCGCGACCACGCGCCGTATGAGCTCTGGACGCAGCAGCGCGGCTTCGACCGTGAGCCCGTCCTGCGCACGTCGCCGGGAACGCAAGTCAATCATCAGGTGCTGCGCGACGTGCTGCGCGAGCAGCGCGCGCGCTATCGCGTCGAGCGGATCGGCTTCGACCCGTGGCATGCCGACACGCTCATCGACCAACTCATCGAAGAGGACGGCTTCGAGCGCGACGACGTCGTCGAAGTCAGTCAGACGTACGCGGGCATGTCGAGCGGGGCGGCGGCGTATGAAGCAGCGGTACTGGCGGGACTCGTCGACGCGGGCGGCTGTCCGCTGATGACATGGACGCACGCGAACGCGGTGGTGCAGCGCGACCCACGTGGCAACGCGTTCCCGATTAAGAAAAAGTCGCGCGGACGCATCGACCCCGTGATGGCGGCGGTCATCGGGGTCAACCTCGTGCTGCGTGCGCGTCCAGAGTCACCGGCCGAAGATCCGGTGCTCATCGTCGCATGAGCGATCTGAGTCTGCGATGGGCGGCGGTCGTCGAGCAGGCGGTCACGAGCGCGGAGTTTCGCGCGGCATGGCGCGAGGTCGGCGAGGCGGGCGTCGGATCGATGGATGCGGTCGAGGCGTGCTTCGCGCTCGTGCAGCAGAGCGCGTATCACGGCGAGCACTTGACAAACACGGCCAAGGACATCGCCGAGGCGGCGGCGACATGGGCCGATGCGCCCATGGACGAGTCCTCATTCGAGCGATTCATGGTGCGGTTGTTATCGCTGCTGCAAACGACCGCCGCGATCTATCTGGCGATCGGCGCGCTCACGGGCATCGGATCGATCAGCGGCGTCGGAGCTGGCGACGACGACGACGAGGGCGTCGCATGAGCAGCAGCGCGCGCCCGCGTGGTCGACCGCCGCTCGAAGCGGGCTCACGCTCGATCGAGATTGGCTTCTCGCTGCCCGCGCGTGACGCGCACGCGCTGACGTCGCTGGCGCTCGTCGAGCGGGTCAGCCAGCAGGACATCTGTCGACGTGCGGTCGTCAAGTATCTGCGCGAGCACACGCGCAGCCAATCCCGGTTACAGCGACGCGTCGTGCTGTCACGACGCCTCGGCCTCTAACGCGACGGCGGCTTCGGCGGCTCGCCCGTCGTCGGCTTGTCGGGAGGCGTTGGCGGGGGCTGGGGCTTCGGGGGCTCGGGCTTCTGCGGCGGGGTCTGCGTCTGCGACTGCGTCATGACATCACCTCGAAGCGTGAGCGTGTCACGGGCGCGGGCGCGGGCGCGAATTGTTCTGGAAAAAATTGACGCTCAGCGGAAGCGCGCACGACGCTCGTGCGTCCTGAAATGAGGTGGTGGCGTCGTTGGCTCTGGTGGCGTCCGCCGTGCGTGCTGCGCGTCGTCATCTGCAATCTCAAGAGTGATTCCGAGCTCGCGCTGCGTGGCGTGCTCTGGGGCTATCGCGGCGGCTGGCTGACGCTGCGCAACGTCGAAGCGCTGCGCGCGAATGCGAAGCCCGCGCTGGTCGACGGTGAGGTCGTCATCGAGCGGGACAACGTCAGCTTCCTGCAGGTCATGCCGTAGATGGCGATCATCAGCAGCGTCGGCGCACTGCAGTCGGTCAACGCGATGGCGTCGCCCGTGCTGGCGAGCGCGTCGAGTCCGTCGTCGACGTGGCTGTACAACGCAGTCGATCCCTACGTCTACGGCGCGCTGTATCGCACGCAGCCGAGCGTGCGCATGGTCGTCGACTTCCTCGCCCGCAACATCGCGCAGCTGGGGCTGCACGTCTATCGTCGCGTCAGCGACACGGATCGCGAGCGACTGCAGGACCATCAGCTGGCCGACTGGCTCGCGCACCCGACGGACTACACGACGCGCTATCGCCTCATCGAGTCGACGCTGCAGGACTTGGGGATCTACTTCAACGCGTACTGGGCCAAGGTGCGCATGCCCGACCGCATCGGACTGCAGCGTCTGCCGCCCGCGCAGATGACGGTCATCGGTGGACTCGTGCCGAGCGTCTATCGCTGGGTCACGAGCGCGGGTGACATCTACGACTTCGCCCCGCGTGACGTCGTCCACTTCAGCGGCTACGACCCGGACAACCCGCTCATGGGTCTGTCGCCGCTCGAAACCCTGCGCCGCGTCATCGCCGAAGACGTCGCGGCGATGGCGCATCGCGAAGCGTTCTGGACGAACGCGGCGCGCATCGAGGGCGTCGTCGAGCGACCGCTGGCCGCGAAGCTGTGGTCGCCCGAACAGGTCGACAGCTTCAAGGGGCAATGGTCCGCGCGCTTCACGGGCGCAGCGGGCGCGGGCACCGTGCCCGTGCTGCAGGAAGGCATGAGCTTCAAGCCGATCGCCTTCTCGCCCCGGCAGGCCGAATACGTGCAAGCGCGCAAGCTGTCGCGCGAAGAGGTCGCGAGCGCGTACCACATTCCGCTGCCGATGGTCGGCATCCTCGAACACGCCACCTTTAGCAACATCAAGGAACAGCATAAACAGCTGTATCAAGACTCACTCGGGCCGTGGCTCGAAATGATCGCCGAAGAGATTGAGCGACAGCTGCTCGTCGACTGCGCCGATCAGGATCGCGTCTACGTCGAATTCAACATCGCCGAGAAGCTGTCGGGCAGCTTCGAGGAACAGGCCGCGTCGCTGCAGACGCTCATCGGCGCACCCATCATGACGCGCAACGAAGGCCGCGCGCGTCTCAACCTGCCGTCGATCGACGAGCCCGGAGCCGACGCGCTCGTGCGTCCGCTGAACACGACGACGACGACGAGTGACGCGACGGTGCCCGCGAGCGTGCCGCCGAGCGCCGTCGCGCCAGTCATCGAGCGCGCATGGCGTCGACAAGCGGCGGTGCTGCGCAAGGTCGACGTCGACGATCGCGCGCTCGCGTTCGACGATGAGCGCTGGACGCGCGAGCTCGCGCACGACTTGAAGCTGACGGGCGTCGAGGCGCTGCAGGCCGAACGGCTCGCCTACGTCGTCAACCGCGACACGCGCACGCGACTCGAAGCGCAGATCAACCCGTTCACGCGTGAGGCTTCCGACTATGTCGACGACTAGCCGCTATCGACATCTGTGCGCGTATGCGCTCGATCACCCGTGGGCGCTGACGCCCGACATGCTGCGCGTCGTCGCGAGCATCCTCAGCGATCGGCTGACGGGTGGACGTGCGAGCGACGAGCAGATCGCCTCGGCGCTGGCGCTGCGCAAAAACGATCTGCCGCAGCCGACGCGCGGCGGCGTGATGGTGATCCCGGTGTATGGCGTGCTGTCGCCGCGCATGAACATGCTGAGTGAGTCGAGCGGCGGCACGAGTTACGAGCGGCTCGGCGCGCATCTGCGCGAGGGACTGGCGCACAGTGACGTGTCGACGATCGTGCTCGACATCGACTCGCCCGGAGGCAGCGTCGCGGGCGCCGCCGAGCTCGCGTCGCAGATTCGCGCCGCGCGTGCGCAGAAGCCCATCATCGCCGTCGCCAACCATCAGTGCGCGAGCGCGGCGTATTGGCTCGCCAGCAACGCGACGAAGGTGCACGCGTCGCCGTCCGCGTCGGTCGGCTCGATTGGCGTGTTCACGATTCACCACGATCTGAGCGAGATGTTGGCGAAGGCGGGCATCAAGCGCACGCTCGTCGCCGCAGGCAAGTACAAGCTCGATGGGCTCGACGGCGAGCCGCTGTCCGAGAGTGCGCTGGCGTATCGCACCGACGTCGTCGGCAAGACGTATGAGCGCTTTGTCGGACACGTCGCCGCAGGACGCGGCGTATCGCCGAGCGTCGTTCGCAAGGACTACGGCGAGGGACGCTGTCTCGACGCTGACGATGCGCTCACGTGCGGCATGGTCGACAAGATCGCCACGCTCGATGAGACGCTGGACCGTCTGCTGCCCGCAGGCGAGTCGCGTCCCGTGCTCGACTTTTCGTCACGCAGCGACACACCGCAGGAGCTCGCAGCGCGGGCCACCGGTCAGGATCGACGCGTCGACGTTCACTGGCAGGCGCGCATCGAGCGCGCGCTGCTCGAATTGTCAATGCCGTAAGAGGACCGCGCCATGAACATCGACCAACTCCGTCGCGACTTTGTCGCGAAGCGTGACGCCGCGCAGACGCAGCTGAAGAAAGTCAGCACCGCAGCGGAAGCCGAGAACCGTCTCATGAACGACGACGAGCGCGCGAGCGTGCAGACGCTCATGAGCGAAGCGAACGCGCTCAAGACGCAACTGGAGCGCGCCGAGAGTGACGCCGCGATGGGCCGCGCGATCGAAGCGCTCGTGCCCGCGACGATTCCCTCGCCCGCACTGCCCGCCCGCAATGGCGATGGCCGCACGTCTGCGACGCTGCCCGCGCCCGTGCGTCTGTCATGGGGCGAGCAATTCGTCAGCAGTGAGCAATATCAATTCTTCCGCTCGGGTCAGCACAAGACGTCCTCAGCGTGGCGCTCGCCGTCGATTGAGCTCACCGCGCGTCCGTCCGGGCTCTGGGCGGCGACGCTCACGGAAGATCCGGCGAGCGGCGGCAAGCTGATTCTGCCCGACTATCAGGCGGGCGTGCAGCCGCTGCTGTTTCGACGTCCCGTCGTCGCGGACCTGATTGCCCCCGGTACGACCGACAGCAATCTCGTCACCTACATGCGCGAGACGACCTTCACCAACGCGGCCGACACGGTCGCGGAAGGCGCGGTGAAGCCGGAAAGCACATTGACCTTCGACACGACGAGCGACCCCGTGCGGAAGATCGCGCACTGGTTGCCCTGCACCGAAGAGATGCTCGAAGACGCGCCGCAGATTCGTTCCTATATCGACTCGCGTCTGCGACTGGGCATCGAGCTCGCCGAGGAAGATCAGCTGCTGCAGGGCACGACGACGCCACCCGACATCGTCGGCATCCGCAATCGCACGGGACTCGCGGCGGATGTCGTCGTCGGTGTCGCGCCCGACAACAACATCGAAGCGATCTTCCGACAGATCATGGCGATCGCGGGCGCGTCGTTTCTGACGCCGGATGGCATCGTGCTCAATCCTGCGAACTGGTCGACGATTCAACTCGCGAAGACCACGACGGGTGAATATCTCGGCGGCGGTCCGTTCAGCGCAGCGGCGACGCCGACCCTCTGGGGTCTGCCCGTCGTCGTGACGCCGGTCATCCCTGCGGGGGTCGGACTCGTCGGCGCGTATCGCACGGGCGCGCAAGTCTTCCGCAAGGGCGGCGTGCGGGTCGAAGCCTCGAACAGCCATCAGGACTTTTTCATCAAGAACCTTGTGGCCATTCGCGCTGAGGAACGACTCGCGCTCGCCGTCTATCGTCCGGGCGCGTTCGGTGAGGTGACGGGCCTCGTCTGATGTCGCTGCTGCTGAAACACGATCCGGGGCCGTGCCCGGTGGACGATTGTCCGCATACGACATGCACGGTCCCGGAGTCGCCGACACCGACGCCCATCGACGTGCTGACGTCCGGTCCGCCGTGGCTCGACGAGATTCTGGGGTTCGGTGAACACATCACGACCGCGCTGCTCGTGCCGCAGCGCGGCGGACGACGCACACCGCGCGGACCGCAGACGTATGGTGCGCGCACGGCGTCGTCATTCTCGACGGTCGAGTATCGACGCGACGTGCGTCGACCGCGCTGGCAGGGGGTGCTGCGCTGATGGCTTATGACACGTGCGCCTGTCAACCGCTGACGACGAGCGTCGCGTTGCCAAACGTCAACGTGCTTGTCTATGCGCCCGCGCAGGAACCGTTGACGCTCGACGAAGCGAAGCTGCGCGCGGGACTGACATGGGCTCCCGGCGATCCGCGCGACGCGCAGCTGCAGTCGTTCATTCGCGCGGCGCGTGAGCGGGTCGAGCGCGACACGGGCGTCGCGCTGCTGACGCAGACGCGCGACGTCTATCTGACGCACCTCGTGTCGTATGTCGACTTCCCTGCGCCCGCGCGTCCGCTGCAGTCGATGACGGAGATTGACGCGACCGACCCTGCGATCTATCCGTGGGCCTATCGCATCGTCGTCGGTCACGCGTCGATCGGGGACATCCCGCCGCTGCTGTACTTCGCGGTCGGACTGCTCACGGCGCACTATGCGACGGCGGCGCGTGACGCAGTCGTCATCGGGACGATCGTCGCCGAGATGCCCCTCGGGTATGAGGACGCGATCGCGGACTATCGCCGCGTGAGCGTGTAAGCACGATGCCGGGATTGATTGGCGTTGCCCAGACCATCAGTCGACGACAGAAGCACGTGACGCTCGTCGTGCTCGGTCCGCCCGAGCCTGACGGCGAAGGCGGCTTCGTGCGACCGGACGTGCCGCTCGTGCCCGGAGACAGCTGGGCACGCGTGCGCCCCGCGTCCCAAAGCGACATGGAAGCGCTCGCCGCAGGCACGGTGCTCACGCAAGCGACGCATCTGGTGTCGCTGCCCTATCACCCGCAGATCACGACCGAGACGATCGTCCTCGTCGAAAACTACCCGAATCCCGATCGGCGACTGTCGGTGCTGTATCGCGGTGACCCAGACGAGCGCAGCGCCGAGCTCGACTTGTTGTGCAGCGAGGTCGTCGATGCGTCTTGATCAAGTCATCCTGCGCACGACGCGCGCGACACAGCCGCTCGCGACGGCGGTGCCTCCCGGGGCGCTCTGCTTCGTGCTCGACGAACACAAGACCGAACGCAGCAGCGGCAGTGCATGGGAAGACGTGACCGACGTCACGTCGATCCCGCCGCCGCCCGTGATTGACGTCGCGGCGCTGCATCTGCGCACGACGCGCGGGGCGCAGCCCGTCGCGACGACGGTGCCGGTGGGCACGCTGTGCTTTGTGAGTGACGAGAACAAGACGGAGCGCAGCAACGGCAGCGCATGGCAGACCTACTCGGACGTCACGCCCCCGCCTGCGATCCCGACCGCTGCAGGACTGCATCAGATCGGCACGCGCGCCGCGCAGCCCGTCGCGTCGAGCGTCGCGATCGGGACCGTCTATTACGTCAGCAACGAAGGCAAGCTCGAACGATCGAGCGGCAGCGCGTGGCAGGAATTCAGTTGGCTGCCCGACACGGGCACGTTCACGCCGATACTGACGTTCGGCGGCGCAGCGACGGGCATCGTCTATGCGACGCAATTCGGACGCTATCTCGCGCTGGGTCCGTGGGTCGCCTTCAACGCGCTGGTCGAGCTCACGAGCAAGGGCACCGCGACGGGCAATAACTTGATCAGCGGCTTTCCGTTTACGGATGCCGCGATGTACTACACACCGATCGCGATGCAAGCCGAGGGCATGGCGGGCACGGGCACCGTGGGCATGGGGGCGATCATGCTGGGTCCGTGGGCGGGCGCGAACGCGGGCGGGATCGAAGTCGTGTATTCGAGCCGACTGCGACTCACCGACGCCAACTTCTCGAACACGTCACGCATTGCCTTGTCGGGGCTGATGCTGCGCACGACGAGCGTGCCGTGGTGACGCGATGAGCGCGAACAATCGCATCCATTGGGTCGGGCTCGACGAGTTGCGGGCGGCGCTGCTGCAGCTGCCCGAGGCTCTGGCGAGCGACGCGGAGACGATTGTCAACGACGCGGCGCAAGCGGCCTTCGATGAGATATACGCGGCGTATCCCGTGCGCACGGGCAATCTGCGCAACGGGCTCAAGGTGCAGACGCTCAGTCACGCATTCGACGCACGGGTCGGCTCGCGGGCGCTGGGCGCGGGCGCGATCCTCTACAACAACGCGCCGCATGCGTACATATTCGAGCACGGGACCGAAGCGCGACACACCGACATCGGCGCCGATCGCGGGCGCATGCCTCCGGGCAAGGTGTTCATCCCGCGCGTGATGCGCCATCGACGTCGCATGTACGAAGAGCTCGTCGCGATGATGGAGTCGCACGGGCTGCTGGTGACGGGCAGCGTGTATGCCGCCGCCTGACAGCAACGCGATCGACACGGCGCTGGTGTCGAAGCTGTGGAACGACTCCGCGCTGCGCGCGCTCATGCCCGGAGGCGTCTATTTCGACTATGCCCCGGCGAACATGGATCGCTTCGTCATCGTGTCACTCGACGCGAGCGACGACGTGCCGCGCTTCAACGGCAGGGCAATCGAAAGCGCGCGCTATCTGGTCAAGGCGGTGCAGCGCGCGACGGGACGCGACGACGTCGCCGAGGCCGCAGCACGCATCGACGTGCTGCTCGAAGATCAGACGCTCACCGCAGCGGGTTACGGCTGCGTCGCGTGCTATCGCGAAGAGCGGGTGCGCTTCGTCGAAGTCGACGACCTCGACGCGTCGATTCGCTGGCAGCATCGCGGCGCGCACTATCGCATCCAAATGACGCCACTCGTCGAATGAAAGGGACATCATGATCAAGAGCGGACGGTACGGCGAGGTGTATTGGGACCCCACGGGCGCGACGACGCTCGCGAAGGTGCTCTCGCTCAACAAGTGGAAGGCCGACTTCAAGACGGACAAGATCGACGTCACGTGCTTCGGTGACAGCAACAAGGTGTACGTGCCGGGCATGAAGGACGTCAGCGGCGACTTCGGCGGCTTCTATAACAGCGCCGACTTGACGATCTTCGAGGCGGCGGATCAGGACACCCCCGGCAAGCTCAAGCTCGTGCCCAACAGCACGGAGGCGACGTTCTTCTGGTCGGGGCTCGCCTACATGGACGCGTCGATCGACACGAGCGTCGACGGGGCGCCTGCGGTTACGGGCACGTGGATGGCGGCGGGTCCGTGGACGCTCGCGCAGACGCTGGCGGCGACGGCGGTGAAGGCGCCCGTGCCCATCTGGGACGCGGAACAACAGCGCTGGACGTTGCCGAGCGCGGCGTGACGCATGTTCGCGTCGCTGACGCTGACGGGCGTGCGCGGCTCGATCGTCTGGGCCTATCACGACGCGGCGACGATTGCGCAGTGGGTCGTGCGTCGCTCACGTGACGAGCAGACGCAGCAATGGCGCTGGCGGCTGGCGGCGACGCTCGGCCCCAGCGTCGACCGCTTCAAGCTGCGGCAGCGTCCGCTGCGCTTCGTCGCGCCGCGTCACGGTGGCTTCTGGTGCTGGCAGTTGCGTGAGCTCACGCTGACTGATCGCACGCTCGTCGCGAACCTCGACCCCCCGGAGTATTGAACGATGACACGCTGTCGGTTCGTACGGCCCGAGCTCGTCACCCTCACCCTGAGCGACGGCGACACGCTCACGGTCAAGCAGCGCCTGACGGCAGGCGAGCAGCGCGCGGCGTATGCGCGCATGTACGAGACGGGCAAAGTGAATCCGCTGCAGACGGGCGTCGCGATGATCATCGCCTATCTCGTCGACTGGTCACTGGTCGGACTCGACGGCACGGTGCTGCCGATTCGCGGCCTGTCGGTCGACGAGCTTGAGCACGTGCTCAACGGACTGGACACCGAAGACTTCATCGAGATCAAGGACGCGATCGAAGCGCACGAGCAGCAGCAGCGCGCCACGCGCGAGCGAGAAAAAAAAACACCCCGTTCTGGCGTGAATGGCGCCGAAGCGACCTCGCCATCGCGATCCGTACCGGCTGGCGCGTCGAATGGGTCCGAGCGCTCGACGACGACGACTATCGACTCGTCGTCGAGCTCCTGAAGGGACGCGACGTGTCACACGACGACGCGCAGACACAGCCGCCACAGTCGACGACGACGCACGACGTCGACGCGCTCGCGCGGCTGCTCGACGAGTAACCCACGATGGCGATCACCGGACGCTTCGAGGCGGACTTCACACCCTTCATGACGGCGGTGCAAGCCGCCGAGGTCGAGCTCAAGGGTCTGGAGACGAGCTCGTCGCGCGTCGAGAAGTCGCTCAATCGCATGGTCGACCAATTCAGCGGTCGGCGCATGATTCAGGACGCGAACCTGATGGCCGAAGCCGTCGAGCGCATCGGCGGCGTCTCGCAGCTGACGCAGTCCGAGCTTGAGCGGGTCGGCGCGAAGGCAGCAGAAGCCGCTGAGAAAATGCGCGCGATCGGGATGGACGTGCCCGAGCGACTGCAGAACCTCGCGCTGCATGCGAAGGACGGCGCGAGCGCGCTCGATCGCATGGGCGTCGCGGTCGGCACGTTCATCGGCAACTTCGCCTTCGACCTCGTGCAGCGCGGCGTGTCGTCGATCATGGGCATCGGGACCGCTGCGTTCGAGTCTGCAGGACACATCGCCGATCTGTCGCAGAAGCTGGGCATCAGCGCCGAAGCGGTGCAGGGCTTTGACTATGCCGCGAAGCAGACGGGCACGACGATCGACAGCTTCGCCGGAGCGATTAACAAGCTCAATATCAATCTCGCCAAGGGCGACGACAGCACGATCAACGCCCTGAAGTCACTCGGGCTCGAGTACGACGCGATCCGTGCGATGAAACCCGAGGACGCATTCCTCGCCATCGCTGACGGGATCGCCGCGATGCCCGACCCGATGGAGCGCGCGCGGGTCGGCACGGAGTTAATGGGCAAGGGCTTCGCCGACGTGCTGCCAGCAATCATGAGCGGACTGCGCGACACGGCCGACAGCGCCGCCAAGATGAGCGACGAGACAGTCGACCGACTCGATCGCGCGGGCGACGCGTGGCAGGCGCTGTACGACAAGGTCGTCATCGTCACTGGCGGGATCATCGCGGAGGTGATTGCAGCGGGCGAGAAAATGCAAGCGGCGTATCGCGAGATGGGCGCGGGCGGAACCATCATGTTCTCACTGCGCAGTATGCTCGCGGGCATCACGGGCGACTATGGCTTCGTCGCCGACGCTGCGCAAGACGCGGCCAACACGATCTGGGGCTCGGGCGTGCCCGCGATGGACGACCAAGCCAACGCCATCGAGAACGCACGCGAGACGATGCGGCAGTACGAAGAGCAGCAGAAGGCGCGACAGAAGGCCGAGCGCGAAGCGGCCGCCGAAGCGAAGAAAGCCGCAGAGGAATTCACGAAGTGGGGCGAGACGTTCGAGAAGGTCACGGCCAAGGCGCAGCCGTGGCAAGACGTGCTCGCGACGAATGACGCGCAGCTGAATGAGTGGGTACAGACGCTGCTGCGCGCGGGCAACTCCGTCGAGGACATCGCGAAAGCCTACAGCGTGAGCACGGGCATCGTCGAAGCGAACAGCCGCGCGCTGCGTGAGAACGATGCGACGCTCAAGATGATTGAGCGCACGTATAGCGACCTGACGTCGTTGACCGATCAGTACAACCAGCTGGTCGAAGAGCGCACGCTGACGACGACCGAGCGGCAGATCGCCGACATCAATCGCTGGGCCGACACCTACAAGGGGCGGCTGATGGAGCGCGGCACGCTGACGGCGGACAGCGAGAACATGATCGACGCGATCCGCAGCGAGAAGATCGCCAAGCTCATGGTTAATGAGCAGACGCTGCACGAGGCGAGCATCGCCAATCTCGCCGAGCGCGCGCAGATCGAACAGAACACGC